ATTAATTGTTATTTTGAAGACCTTCTCGATATGACCGATGAAGAATTCGAACAATGGATTATTGACCTCAGAAAGAAAATTGTTGATATTTGGGCCGAACACAATTGTCCACCTAGAGGTGGAAAAAATGACCCCGATATTGTCAAAAATTTTAATAAGTTGTCGGAATATAATGTTTCTAAATTTACACATACCGATGAATTGTCTGATATCGAAAATGATGTAATTATTAATGATAGGCATTTGGGGGTTGAGGTTGACCAGTGGTTTCCTCATATGTACAAGACTCGAATCAATTACAATGAAAATGATAATGGATACTCCATTTATGATTTGTTTGCCGATGACCGCCACCTACCACGAATGATTAAATCTGGAAAACGGCATTTCAAGCGTGATAGTTTTTATTATATGAGTGCATGTGCAAGGAAGAATGATACCAAAACTGCGATTGTCAAAGTTAATACACCACATGAATGGTTAAAGGCATTTGAAACACACAAAAATATTTTTAATGGTTATGATTGGTGGTTATCTGAGCAAAAGAATACAGGAGAAACTTCTACTGGATATATTCAAGTAGACCAAAAGACCACACTGGCATTTACTGCTGATGAGGTTCGGGAATTATGGGACTCTGGTAGACTCACCAAGAGAAATGTTTCAAATATTGATTTGGATAATTTGTCTAATGACAACATTTATTTAATTAGAATGTTTAAACTAAAGCACAAAAAATTGTTCCCACATGCCTTTGTGGCGTTTCGAGTAGGATACATACAAGTAGCACATAATTATCCTCCTATGACTGCTAAATACTTGTATGAAAGATTCACCGAAACCATCAAGAACCAAGAAGTTATTAACATCTATGACCCATCGGCTGGTTGGGGCGGTAGGATACTTGGTGCTATGTCTGTACGGGATGACCGCACTATCAATTATATTGGCACTGACCCTAATCCTGACAACCATTATGACGGGCGCAGTGCTAGTCGGTATTCTGATGTGGCAGATTTTTTTAATACCAAAACTTATCGGGGAAACCCTTTCTTTTCTGAAACCAATACATATGAAATATTTTCAGATTGCGCCGAAGACATCTCATACAACCCCGACTTCCAAAAGTACAAAGGCAAACTCGACCTCATCTTTACTTCGCCGCCTTATTTCAACAGAGAGGCGTATAGCGAAGACGCCGCTCAGTCGTACAAAAGATATGGGTCTTCGTATGATTCGTGGCGTGACGGGTTCTTACGACCAACACTGAAGACATGCGCCGAATATTTAAGGCCCGATAGATATCTTTTATGGAACATTGCCGATTTGAAAGTTGGAAAAAACTATCTCCCGCTAGAAGAAGATTCCAAAAAAATTCTAGAAGAGTATGGAATGGTGTATAGATATACACTGAAGATGGCAATGGTTGGGATGCCTGGGCAAAATCGAGTGGGTGATGATGGTGTCCCCAAGTGTAAGAACTATTGTAAAGTGAACGGTAAGTTCCATAAATTTGAACCCGTTTATGTTTTTTATAAACCAAGTGAGTAAGGATAAATAATGTCACAGAAAATTAGAGTTGATTATGTTTGGTTAGACGGATACACCCCTGTCCAAAACTTACGAAGCAAAATTAGAATTGTGGAAGTTGATAAACTTCCAACCACCGCAAAGCAAATTCCTGAGTGGGGATTTGATGGGTCAAGCACACAGCAAGCACCAGGCGATGATAGCGACCTTGTGCTTAAACCTGTTTACATGGTAAACAATCCTATGAATGACGAAAATGATGGGTGGGACTCGTTCATTGTATTGTGTGAGGTTATGCTTCCTAATGGAAAACCACACCCAAGCAATACCAGAGCAAAACTTCAAAAATTAAAAAAGAATGATATTCTTTTTAGTGCAGAACAAGAATATGTTATCCTCGATAATCGAAGCATTCGTCCATTGGGATGGCCGATGAAGGAAAACCAAGTAGTTTTCCCACAACCCCAAGGAAGATATTATTGTGGTTCTGGAAATTTTGTTCAGGGGAGAAATTTTGTTGAAAAGCATACTGGAATGTGTCACAAGGCCAATTTACATATCGAAGGAACAAATGCCGAAGTGATGTTGTCTCAGTGGGAATATCAATTGGGGGTTTTGAGTGCAACAGATTTGGCCGATGAACTCTGGATTGCTCGATATATTATGGAACGGTTGAGCGAATATTTTAATGTGATTATTTCATACGACCCCAAACCAATTGCAGGAGATTGGAATGGTTCGGGATGTCATATCAATTTCAGCACAAAATGTATGCGAGATAATGGATATAGTGAAGACGAAGTTAAACTGATTGTAGACCAATTAGAAAAAGACCACAACGAACACATTTCGGTGTGTGGTGTTGGTAATGAAAGAAGACTAACGGGCGACCATGAAACTTGTCACATTAATAAATTCAAAAGTGGTATTGGTGATAGAGGGGCATCTGTCCGAATTCCTTCTAGTGTTATTAAGGGGGACAATTTTTACATGGAAGACCGGCGGCCGGCCGCTAATTGCGACCCATACAGTGTATTATTTTCATTAACAAATAGTTTAGTGGCCATTGAAAAGACCCGAAAATCCAAATCTAAAGCAAAGGCTGTTACTGCTTGACACTATATGTGATTATGGTATAATGATACTATGAAACAAAAACACAATAAGTACATGTCCAAGGCATATGGAAACGAACCTTCCTTGGATGCCTTATCTGAAAGCAACGACCTCGCTTGGTCATTACATAAGGCGGTTAATTGGTATCGTTGTGGACACATGACCAAGGCGAAAGAAAAGAAGTGGGTATTGGATTATGTAACCAGTGTCCACGGCAAGAAGGAAGTACAATCATACTCAGGTGGAACTACATTTCAATATGATGTGCTGTCTCCTTATTGTCGGGTAGCATCCAGAATTCCAAAGGGAATTTCTGTTCCCACTTCGTTTAAAGAAACAATAGACAAATATCTTCTGGAAATTAAAAATACTACATCCAGAAAAAAAGCAGATAAAATCAGGGCACAACAGGCCGCCCCGAAGTCTACCAAGACTATTCAAGAAAGAATTGCAGACCAAGTTTCGGAATATATTGGGGACATTGAACAAAAACTGGATGATATTTTGGATGGAATCATTAATAAAAAAGAAATTGTTTTTGATGTCGGTGGGTGGTTATCAGGCAGGGAAGTAAAATCCATGCAGTCAAAAATGATTGCAGAGTATTTAGAAAAGACTTATTGTAATGAGATTCAAGAATTGGTGAAGGGACAATGTGACCAACTCAAAGAAGCATATGATTTTATGACTCGACCACAGCAAAAGAAGTGGTTGAAGAACATAGAAGAAATTACAAAGGGTTGTTATGAGCATGGACGAATTGCGGTTAAACCCCGCAAGCCCAGAAAACGAAAAGTAAAGACACCACAACAACTTGTGTCGAAAATGAAATATGAAAATACTAACGAAGAATATAAATTGGTAAGTATTAAACCAGAGGATATTATTGGTGCTTCTAAACTTATCGTGTTTAATACGAAGTATCGTCAATTGACAATTTACCATGCAAAGGATTTATCGGGCCTTTCGGTCAAAGGTTCAACCTTGCAGAATTTTTCTTCAGAACAATCAGAAACTCGGCGCCTTAGAAAACCACATGCAATGTTACAAGAAGCAGTGAAGGGAATACGGGCATTTAATAAGGCGTGGGGAACATTAAAAACAAAATCTACTAAACCAACTGGTCGTATCAACGGCAACACAATTATATTAAAGGCATTTGCATGATTTTATTGGACAATAATCAACTCATCCTCGCAAGTTTATTTCAAACAATTAAACATGGTAATGAAATTGACGAAGGACTTCTTCGCCATTTGGTTCTGAATACTTATCGAATGTATCGAACAAAGTTCAAGTCATATGGTGAATTGGTGATATGTCAAGATTCTGGTAATCAATGGCGTAGAGATATTTTCCCCGAATATAAAAAGAACAGAAAAAAATCTCAAACCAAATCTAAGTTTGATTGGGATGCAATTTATAATTCACTTGCAATCATTCGGGATGAAATTGTAGAAAATTTCCCATATAAAAGTATTGGTATTCCAAGATGTGAAGCAGATGATATCATAGGTGTTATTTGTAAACATTATCATCAACAAGAAAAAATTGTTATTGTTTCTTCGGATAAAGATTTCCAACAACTGCAACGATACCCCAACATCAAGCAATACAGTCCAACCCATAAAAAGTTTTTGGTTTGTGATGACCCCGAACGATTTCTTTTAGAACATATTATCAAAGGAGATGCATCGGATGGTGTTCCAAACATACTCTCAGATAATGATGTGTTTGTGACAGAAGGAAAACGGCAAAAGGGATGTGGTGTTAAAAAGATTAATATGATTATTGAAGATATCGATAATTGGAACACCACAGATAATTGGAAAAGAAATCATAACATGGTGGATTTAAATCAAGTGCCCGATTGGGCAGAAGAAAAAATATTGGTGGAATTTAATAAACCATCATCAACCGACAGAAGCAAATTGTTTAATTACTTCGTGTCAAATAAGTTGAATAAATTAATAGGAAGTATCACGGAGTTTTGAAATGGGGAGCAAGCGTAACAAACGGCGTAAAAATAAAAACAATGATTATGAAGATGATATTCGTGACATTGACCCCCGTAAGGGAATTCGTAAACTAAACAGGCGAAAAAATCGCCACAGAGAAAAACTAGATTGTAAAAACATTTACCATCCAGATGATTGGAGCGAGAATATGGAGGATTATTATGATAGGCGTTAATCAGTTGGAAAAGGGGACAAAGGTATTTCACCGTGATTCTGTTCATGGGGATAAAATTGTAACCGTTCGTGATTGGACGGAAGAACTAGAAGTATTTGTTTTGATTGAAACAAACATGGAAGAAGAAGGGGATTGGGTACATATTTCTGAATTATACCCATATGCCGGTGAAGAAGATGAGGAGGACCAACTATGAATGATACTTATAGACATGCAATTGTAATGGTCGATGATGTTCCTATTGACATCCTTTTGTCTGACGAAGAAATCAAGACATCATCCGCCCGAGCAATAGAATTTGCTGACTACATCCCACATAAGAATCAATGTTGGCCTATTGAATGTCAAAAAACCAAATGTGGTTTGTTGAAATGGATTATGGGTAAGTGTTGTGAATGTGGTGAGTGCGATGATTAATAGGCATTTATTGGATTTATGTTCAAAAGTGAATATAAAAAGTTTTGTGTAATGTATAAAAAACTTTAATGTTTTTTTAAAATTGATATAAATAAAGTACGGAGATTTATAATGAATGATAATGTGAGAAACCACCAAAAGAATTGGATTCAATCCCTTTTGAAAACAAAGGTATGTAAAGTTGTTTTCGAAAAACTGGATGGTTCTGAGAGAACAATGATTTGTACTCTAAAAGAAGATTTGCTTCCAACGGTTGTTGAAAGCAAAACAAAGAAAACACCAAATGAAAAAGTTATGCCCGTTTGGGATATCGAAGCACAATCGTGGCGGTCGTTTCGTGTTGATAGTGTAATTGAATTTTCTGAATACGAAAAAATTGAGGGGTAACATCGAATGTCAGATTCTCCCAAAGGCCGGCAAGAAGGTGATGCAAGCGAAAAACTTACTCTAGGAAGAGTTGGTTCTTTCTTAAAGTCGGCGTGGTCTAAAGGCGCAAACGAAACCAAAACAGACGAGAAGACAAAACGACTGCGTGTTATTTCTTGTCATGGTGATTCAAGTTTAGGTTTGGACTCACCATGTGAATGGAGAAGAGAGAGCATCCATTCGGATGGAATTTATTATTGCGGGTTATGTGGTTGTGGTGATAAACCAAAATCGTGGTTGAATGGGCCCGAGGACTCCTATACCAAACTCGATTACCCACATGTTGTGTGTCCGATGCAAATGCCTGGTTTTACTAACCATACACCATATGGTCAAGAAACTGAAGAAAGTGCAAAGCAAAACCAATCACCACGAAAAATGAATATTGAGTTTACCTTATTCAGTAAAGGTATCGATACAGAACATCGTGGTGAAGTCGCCAATCCAGACGCCGAAGAAACTACAGAAACGGTTGTCGGAACAGTTGAACAAACACCTAACAAAGAAGAGGTAAACAATCCTGAAATACCAAAACAAGGATGTAGTAAATGCGGCCGAAAAGCAAAACCAAAAAAGTGTAGTGGGTGCGGCGCCAGTAATGTTGTGGATCCAAATCAACCACCACCAAGAGGTGTAATGCCTCAAGAAAGAATTAAAAATAGTATTGACGATGTACCACTCGGATGATACAATATATGTGAACAAATCTTAAGGAGATTATATTATGACAACAACAGCAACACAATTAACCCTTTCCCGTGATACCCTTGAAGTACTTAAGAATTTTGCTTCTATAAATTCTAACCTTCTAGTTTCTGCGGGAAATAAACTTACAACCATTTCACCAGTAAAGAATGTTATGGCAGAAGCAACTGTATCAGAAACATTTGACAATGAATTTGGATTGTGGGATTTAAACAAATTCTTGGGAGTTATTTCTCTCTTCAAAAACCCTACATTTGATTTTACTGATAAGTATGTCATAATTGAAGAAAATGGGGCATCAGTTAAGTATTATTTTTCTGACCCATCTCTTCTAACCACAGTTAAAAAACAAATTAAAATGCCGGAACCAGTTATTAGTTTTGATTGGAAACCAAGTGTGTTTAGTGAAATGACCAAGGCGGCCTCTGTACTTCAGTTGCCAGATTTGTGTATTCGTAATTCTGCTACGGGCATCGAAGCAGTTGTTATTGATAAAGCAGACCCATCAAGCAACTCATATTCAATCGAACTTCAAAATGTAACATACGATTCATCTGCCGAGTTTGAAATGTTTTTCAAAGTGGAAAATCTAAAACTAATGTCGGGTGAATACACCGTTAATATTACTGAAAAGGTTGTGAGTCAGTTCGAACATAAAACAAAAAATCTTCGATACTGGATTGCACTGGAAGCAGACTCTAAGTACAACGGTTGAATAAATGACAAATAATGAATACTTGTGGGTTGAAAAATATCGCCCACGAACTATAGACAATTGTATTTTACCATCATCTATTAAAAAAACATTTCATGATATGATACAGGCCGATGAGGCCCAAAATCTTTTGTTATCGGGCGGAGCAGGTTGTGGAAAGACCACAGTTGCTAGAGCATTATGCTCCGAATTGAATACAGATTATATCATAATTAACTGTTCAGAAGATGGTAACATTGATACTTTACGAACAAAGATTCGGAACTTTGCCAGCACAGTTTCGATTTCTGGTTCTAAAAAGGTTGTCATTCTTGATGAGTTTGATTACTCAAATGCACAATCAACACAACCCGCATTGCGTGGATTTATTGAAGAGTTTTCAAAGAACTGTCGGTTTATTTTGACTTGCAATTTCAAGAATCGAATCATTGAACCACTGCATTCTAGATGCACGAATGTTGAGTTTAGAATTCCCAATACAGAAAAACCAATACTTGCGGTACAACTGTTAGAAAGAATTAAATACATTCTTGTAAACGAAAATATTACATATGAAGAACCAGTTGTTGCACAATTAGTAGCACGACATTTTCCTGATTTTCGTAGGATTATAAATGAACTTCAACGATATTCGGTTGCAGGTATAATTGACAATGGAATATTATCCAATCTTGGTGATATTCAATTAGATACCCTTGTATCTTCTATGAAGAAAAAAGAATTCACATTGGTTAGAAAATGGGTGGTTGATAATTTAGACAACGACCAAACTAGAATATTTCGTAGAATTTATGATGGGTTATATGAATCGTTTGAATCGTCTTCAATTCCGGCAGCCATTTTAATTCTTGCTGATTATCAAGACAAAGCATCCCGTGTTGCCGACCAAGAAATTAACCTAACAGCATGTCTTACAGAACTAATGATGGAGTGTACTTTTAAATGATGCACTTAATATTTAACAATCAAGAATATATTTTCTACTTGGTTGCTATCATGATTATTGGTGGAATCGTTCGTGACCATTTCTATCTGCATGATGTGTTTGGTATTCTCATTCGCAAGGTAAGGTCGAAGCGACTTGTGCTTGCGTTGGTTTCACTATTCGGTGGTGTGTTGCCCATTCCGGGCAGAGTAACCACCTCTGCGGGTATTCTTGATTCGCTCGCACCATCGAAGGAGAAGTGTAGTACATGCCGGCATAAGTTTGGTATCATCGACTACCTAGCATCTCACCACTATTATCTGTGGTCACCACTGGAAAAGACAATCATCATGCCCATTGCGGCATTGGGTCTGACCTATGGTGCGGTTGTCGGAATGCTTTGGCCTCTTCTAGCGGTAACGATTGCGTATATCACATACTACATCATGTTCCGAATCAAAGAAGAGGACATTCAACTTAGTCTTGATGCAGGATTTGATATTCACAAACCCCGTTTGTTTTATGGTGCATTGCCACTTCTGTTGGGTATTGCTTCCATCACACCTTGGGTCGGTCTAGAACCACAGTGGGCGTTTAGTGCTTTAGCAATTTACTATCTGTGTTTGTCACAGACCTTCGCACTTGGTGATATTCTATCATACATCAAGTGGCCTTTGGTGGCAACTCTCTCGGTTGTCATTGTCGCATCGAACTATGCGAAGAGTTACTACGGTGAAATCGAAGTCTTCCTTGAGAATTCTCAAGTGCTTGACATTAACACCACAGTTGGATTCGTTGCGATTTCAGTTCTGGCATTTACCTCTGCGTTCTGTCTTGGTTCATCGAGTAAGTTCTCTGGACTTGTGGTGATTCTATCATCCGTGTATGGTCTGGAATACTTCGTGTGGTTCTTCGCACTTGAGTACTCTGGTTACCTTGTAAGTCCTACCCACAAGTGTATGCACATCGGTCGTATGTACTTCAATACACCGTGGGGAGAATATGCAAAAGCATTGGGAATTTGGGTTGCACTACTACTGGTGGCCGGGGTATACTCTCTCGTATGAAACTATTCGATTACATAAATGCAATCAACAGCACAAAGAAGTCTCTTCTCGACACCGAAGACGAACAGGTTGAGAAGAGATATGTGCCATTTTTTGTAAACAAAACATTATCATTTTTCCCAGACACAATCCTTCAGGCCAATGAAATTAATATGCGTGGCCACTTGGATAAAAAGATGCAATTTGATTATTTACTACATAGTATTAGACCTCGAAAGAGATATAGTAAATGGTTAAAGAAAAAACCTGTCCAGGATTTAGATACAATCAAACAATATTATGGGTACTCAAATAAAAAGGCTTTGGAAGTGTTAGATATTTTGACACATGAGCAGGTGAGTGAATTGAAGAAAAAACTGGGCGGTGAATATAATGATTAAACTGCAAGGAGCCGCAAATGGAAAATGTCCAAATTGGGATTGAAGATTTAGTTGAAGTCATCTTTGAAAATCCCGATAATTTTTTGAAAATTAAAGAAACCCTAACTCGTATAGGGGTGTCTTCAAAAAAGTCCAATAAATTATACCAATCATGTCACATCCTCCACAAAAGAGGAAAGTATTATATCGTACACTTTAAAGAGTTATTTTCACTTGATGGATTATCAACTGATTTGAGTGTTGGTGATATCGGCCGGCGAAACACTATTGTTTCCCTGTTAAATGAATGGGGATTATTAGAAATTGTTGACCCCGATGTGGTGGTTGAACCCAGAGTTTCTATGGGTCAAATTAAAATTTTATCATACAAAGAAAAGGATGAGTGGGAATTGATTCCCAAATATCATATCGGTAAAGGATAATTCATAATGAAAATAGACCTTCGTGAAATCCAATCATATTGGATTAATCTTGATGATGAAACAGGTCAAGCAACCAGAATATCAAAAATGTGCGATGAATTAGAACTAAACCACGAACGGTTTAGGGCAATCAAAAAGTCGCCGGGCATTGTTGGTTGTGGGTATTCACATATCTCATGTTGGCATTTAGCAAAGAAAACTTTGCCGTGCTTAATATTTGAAGATGATGCAACCCGAACAGATTCTCCCTTCACACCAATCATAGAAGTCCCAGACGAGTGTTCAGCATTGTATCTGGGAATCAGTCATGCAGGCGTTGGCACACAAGGCGGATATGATAGTGTCCGTGCAAGTCAATATAATGATGATTTTATTCAACTGCACAATATGTTATGTCTTCATTCCGTGGTTTTTATTAATCCTGAATATATGAAGAGGTGTATATCTGTTGCAGAAGAATTCGTATATAATCGTAACATTCCTATTGATTGTGCCCCCGCCGAATTACATAAAGAATTTTTAATTTTGACGCCCAACGAACCACTTTTTTATCAGGCCGACCCTGAACAAAAAGCAAAATTTCCTGTTGAACATTATACAAAACCACCCTTAAATGTAAATACACTTCTTGACCCACCACCAGATATGGTGTACAATAGCAAAGATATGTTAGGAAGAACTTTATGAAACCAAATGTGAGATTGATGGGTGAATTTTTATTCCATCCCGATTATTCTTCGTGTTCGACAAGAGTACCGAAAGAGTTTTCTTGGAGTATGTCTGAAGGAGATATTGAAGTATGGATTGATAGGGGAATTTCAGAAGGGATGAAGGCGCCCAAACACGATAAAAAATTCGGTTGGGTATTTGAATCTAGAGACATACGACCAGATGTTTACCGATGGTTGAGGGCCAATTATAAAGAGATATTGCCTCACTATGCCGCAATATTCACAGGTGATGAAGAACTTCTACAACTAGACCCTAGATTTAAATTTGTTTTCCCTAACAGTGTTTTGCCTTGGGTTAAAGAATCTGATTATGGTATCCATAAAAAAACTAAATTGTGTTCTATGATTGCATCACATAAACAAATGTGTCCTGGCCATGCATATCGTCACCACCAAGCAAAACGCATGTTGGAATCTGGGCGAGTTGATGTTATGGGTGGTGCGTGTGGCACACCTAGATTTGGAACAGAAAATTCTATGGTTCATCCAGACAAAACAGAGGGTTTAAAAGATTATATGTTTAGTGTGGTAATGGAAAATTCAACATACGACCATTACTTCACAGAAAAATTAACGGATTGTCTTGCACTTGGTACTGTTCCTATTTATTGGGGGTGTCCATCTATTGGTAAATATTTTAATACCGATGGGATGATAATGTTAACAGAAGATTTTGAACCATCAATATTCAATCTTAATGCCGATGTATACCACAAAATGATGCCGGCAATCGAAGATAACTTAAACCGTGTTAAAAATTTGAAAGGAAGCGATGATTATCTGTGGGATAATTATTTTAGTAAATTATGAAAAAATTAGGTTATTACAAACTCCACGAAGATGGGTTTGACCCTGTATATGCCACTGCGGGTTCGGCCTGTTTTGACATTAAAGCATATTTTAAAGAAACACTTTATCAGAATGATGAAGTTAAAGTAAAAGTATACACAATGGATAATAAATTAGAGGAACGATTGTGTAAATGTTGGGCAATGCCTAAAGGTTCTACCCGAACATTTGGTGTCGGTATTGACCTCGCTCCCGGCGAACGAGCATGTATTCCTACTGGATTAATTTTTAAAATTCCAGTAGGTCATTCTGTTCGTATTCATCCTCGCTCAAGTGTTTCTTTAAAGAAGGGTTTAATTATTCCTAATGGTGTTGGTATTATAGATTCCGATTACTACCACGAAACATTTGTAATGCTATACAATGGAAGTGCAGACGAAATTCGTATATATCATGGCGATAGACTTGCACAAGGTGAATTAATTGAAAGTGTTCCTAATGTTCTTGAAGAAGTTACAGAACAGCCGGGACAGACTACTGAGCGTATTGGTGGATTTGGAAGTACGGGAGTATAATAATGAACAGAGAACAATTACTAAAACATCATGCCGTTTTGTGCAAGACCGCATTGAATATAATGAAACAAAAGAACCACGATTATGCAGGACAAGGTGGTGAGAAACCATTTGCTAACTTTGAACGATGCGAGGCAATGGGTGTGTGTTCGACCGAGTGTGGATTCCTTGTGCGTGTTATTGATAAAGTTTCTCGATTATCTACTTTTGTAGACGCCGGTGAATTAAAGGTTAACAATGAGGGGTTTGAAGATGCCGTACTAGATATTATTAATTACATGATTTTGTTCAGTGGGTATGTGAATTCTAAGGAAACATAATGAATAATCAAATTGGAATTATTGGTAATGGATTTGTGGGTGGTGCGGTTGCATATGGTTTTAAGGACCTCGACCCTTTGGTATATGATATATCTCCCGAAAAATCCCCCAACACATTAGAAGAAGTAATGGAGTGTAAATATGTGTTTATATGTTTACCTACCCCAATGTATAATGCAGAAGGCGGACGAGCAAACATTTCTGCGATTACAAATTTTATTTCAAGTGTTACTTTTAACAAAGACCAAGTTCTTATTTTGAAATCAACAGTTCCTGTGGGAACAACCAAAATATTGTCTGAACAATATGCACTACCAAATCTTGTTCATTGTCCTGAGTTTTTAACGGCGGCCAATGCTAATCAAGATTTTGTAAATGCTGACCGAACGGTTATTGGAGGCCCTGAAGGACAACAATGTTATACCAACATGGTTGCCGATTTGTTTAGAAACAATTTCCTAGACATGCCGGTGTATGAAATGACATCTGACGAATCGGAATTGGTTAAATATACTTCAAACTGTTTCTTGGCAACTAAGGTAATGTTCTTCAATCAAATTCGTTTGCTTGTCGATGAAAACCCAAACATTGATTGGGATACTCTGTTGATTGGTGTTCTTGCAGACCCACGAATTGGCAAATCTCACACGGATGTGCCGGGCCCAGATGGTGATTATGGTTTTGGTGGCACATGCTTTCCAAAAGATGTTAATGCATTAATGGAAACAATGATAGAAAATGGTATCGAACCACGACTTCTAAATGTGGTATGGGAACAAAATAAAATTATTAGGAAAGATTGGGATTGGGCAGACAAATCCTCGGCGGTGTCAAATGATTAAAGTTATTATGTCATGTGATGATAATCCTTATTATCTAGATTTTTGGAATGATGTTTCAAAAACATGGAAGAAGGTTATTGATATTACACCTGTATTGATTCATGTTGGTGACCCAAACATTGATATCAGTAAAAAATATGGTGAAGTTCATCATATCCCAATAGACAAAAATTTGCCAGTCCATACACAAGCACAGTTGGCCAGACTATGGTATCCTACACAAGAACCCGATACGCTTTGGATTACTAGTGATATTGATATGTTTCCAATGTCTCGAAGTTATTGGAATGAGGTGGTAATGAATTGGACAGCAACACAACCAGATTGGACAAATTTAAATTCGGAAGGCGACTACTTTCCAATTTGTTATCATTTGGCCTTGGGTAAAATGTTTGATAAAGTTTTGGGTATCGATGGAGATAGTTTTCATTCGTATGTAAATAAAGTTATTGATGAAGTTGATGAAAATCAAGTACATACTCCTGAAGGTTGGAACGGGCCCGCTTTAACCAAATGGAATGTAGATGAGGTATTTTCATCTAAAAAAATTATGGAATTCAAAGAAGAGGGTGGTAGGGTAGTACAGAAAACACAAACGATTAATAGAAGAATCGATAGAGCCGATTGGAAATGGCATCCTCAACTTATACAAGCGGGATTTTATATTGACTGCCATTCATTACGACCACACTCTGACCATCATAAGGAAATACATCAAGTATTAGGATTGGCCACACCATGAAACGAATAATAGTAACAGGCGGCGCAGGGTTCATTGGTTCGAATATTGTAGATGCTTTGGTAGAACAAGGTCATCATGTTATTGTCATTGACAACGAATCTTCCGATGCACACGAATCATTTTTCTATAATGATTCTGCTGAATATTGGGATTATGATGTTGCCGATTTTAATAGGATTGAACCTTTGTTCAAAGATGTTGATTGTGTTTTTCATCTAGCGGCAGAAGCACGGATTATGAACACAATCGAAGACCCAATATTGGCAACCAAAACAAATGTTTTAGGAACTTGTAATGTATTGCAAGCGGCAAGAAAACATGATGTTCGCCGTGTGATATATTCTTCAACCTCGGCGGCATATGGTTTAGAAAATGAAATACCAAACAAAGAAACGATGCCCACTGATTGTTTAAATCCATATTCAGTAACTAAAGTTTCTGGAGAAGACCTGTGTAAAATGTTCACAGATTTGTTTGGATTAGAAACTGTTATATTTAGATATTTTAATGTGTATGGAAATAGACAACCAAGAAGAGGACAATATGCACCTGTCATGGGCATTTTCCAAAGACAAGTTGCCGCCGGTGAACCCATGACTATTGTTGGTGATGGTATGCAACGGCGAGATTATGTCAATGTTTTGGATGTCGTAGATGCAAACATTAAAGCAATGCTTGCAGGTGACCAAGTAATCGGTGAAACATTTAATATCGGTTCAGAAACTAATCATAACATTCACGATTTAATAAAAATGATTGGTGGAAAGGATGCTGAATATGTTCATCTTCCACCTAGAGATGGTGAAGCAAGGGAAACTCTTGCCGATTGTACAAAAGCAAAAGACCTTTTGGGTTGGGAATCAACAATCAAATTGGAAGATTCAATGGGAGTAAAGGCATGAATCATTACACAATTTTAATGATGGGATATAATTCCAGACAGTGGATTGAAAATTCAGTATTGTCTGCGGCCAACCAATACCACGATAATTTTGATGTTATTGCTATTGATGCCCAAACCACAGATGGTACTTATGAATATCTGTTAGAACAAGAAAAAGAATATGATAATCTAACTGTAGTTCGAAACGAAACTAGAAAATACCAAACACAAAATGTGTATGAAGGTTCACAAATGGCCAAAGAAGGTTCAATTATTGTGACCTTAGATTTTGATGATTGGCTACCAAATCATTGGGTATTAGAAAAACTGGATGAATATTACGATGAAAATACTTGGATGACTTATGGGTCCAAGTATCACACATCACATGGTCGGGTGGTCGGTCAAGGAAGATATCCTGATGATATAGTAAAACAAAATAAATTTCGGCAAGACGAATGGCGTGCCACACACCTTAGAACATTTAGAAGAGAATTGATTTTAAAAATCGACCCCAAAGATTTTATTGATACAGATGGAGAGTGGTATAAAGCGGCCGGTGATTTGACCTTTATGTGGCCAATGTTAGAAATGTCAGGCGAAAGATTCAAATATATACCCGATGGAATGTATGTTTACAACGAAGCAAACGAATATTCTGATTGGGTAAAAGTACCCCATGAACAATTGCGAATTGAGGCCGCTTTGCGAAAACAACCACCATATCAACGATTGGAAACACTATGAAAATAAAATCTATTGAATTATTAAACAACAATCGTTTTGATATACCCGCAAAATATATTTACGCCAAATATCGAGAGAATGGTTATGACACATCATTTGGTGAAGATGTATATAAAGAACATTTGCGAGTGTGGAATGGTTTTGATGAATTAGATAATCCCAATAAAAAAACATATGAAAGTTTCAAGACTACATTTGATAACATTTTAGATTCTATATCAAAAAATGGATTCAACAGTTACTACGGTACTGTTCCTGTAACATCGAACATGTTGTTACTAAATGGGGCCCATAGAGTTGCGGCAGGAATACTATACAACAGAGATGTGGAATATCACATTGCACAATCTGCTTCCGAGGGACAACTTAATTGTTCGAGCGATTATTTTAAAGAACTAGGATTGGATTCATTTTATATGGATGCAATGGCCTCAGAATATGCAGTGTTGGATAAGGATTCTCTGATTGTAACCCTTTTCCCATCAGCAGTTCATCAACACGAAAAACTTGATGAAACATTTGAAATATTAAATAAACACAGTTCTATTGTTTATGTAAAAAATATTCCGTGGTCACGAAACGGCGCCTTGAATTTTGTGAGACAACTTTATTTGGGGGAAGAATGGGGATTAGGTTGGCAACAAAACTTTGCAGGGTTCGCTAGAAAGGCGGAACTTTGTTATACGAACGATGCTCCAATGATAGCCGTTCTAATCAAACCAAATTCCACGACGGATCCTGTATCCTTAAAAGAAGAGATTAGAAGTATTTTTGGTTGCGGAAAACATTCGTGTCACATTAATGATACCCATGAAGAAACTATTCAAATCGCAAGAACATACTTCAATGATAATAGTATTCATCATGCCAACAAAGCAAACTTTATACACTATACAAAATTTCAAAGTCAATTTGAATATTACAAGAACTTTATTAAGGTTAACAATTTGAATCCAGAAAAATATTGTATTACTGCAAGTTCTGTATTATCCTTATACGGTCTTCGTGAAGGACAAGATTTAGATTATCTTCACGATTGGGGAGAGATTTCAGGACACGAAGATGTCCACAGTCATAACAATGAGATTGAAAAATATACAAAAACAAGACACGACATTCTTTATAATCCAAAAAACCATTTTTGGCATGACGGTGTAAAGGTTGCTTCTTTGGGTATCGTTCGTGAACTTAAAGAAAAAAGAAACGAACCAAAAGACATTAAAGATGTTGAATTAGTAGGAAGTATATTGTGAAAGAATATTCAAATATAAATGGTGATGTGCTACATTGCATCTATAGATTAGATGATTTAGATGGTGCCCGTTTTGATTTCACCTCTGAAGACAAATATCTTCAGGGTGCTTTAATGAAAATGGATGCCGGTAAATCGTTTCGCAACCACAAGCACATTAAATGTGAGAGGCACACCGACATGACACAAGAAACATGGGTTATTATGCGTGGTTCTGTTCAGGTTGATTACTATGATGAAGATGCCAAATTTATGGGAACGGAAATTTTAAATGAGGGTGATTGTACAATTACCTTTGCCGGTGGCCACAAATATTCTTGTATCAAAGATGATACTATAGTTTACGAATTTAAAAATGGACCTTATTTTGGGCCCGAAGCAGACAAGGAATTTATTGATGGCTAAAATAATGTTTCATTGTGATTGGGGAAGTTCCAGTGATTTGCTAAACACATATAAAATTCACACCCCACAAGAAAAGGGAGTGTGGAATAATATACAAGCAACAACCAATATATCTGAGGCAGATTATCATGTAGTTCTTGATGGTGGAGTACCAAATAATGTTCCTTTGAATAAGGTGATATATCTTCAAAGAGAAGAACCAGAAATTAAACCCCCAAAATTAAATTGGCCAGACGATTTGTTTTTTCAAGGAACATACACAGACAGAAAGTATCATTTCGTGCCTACTTGGAGAGTTCTTAAATCATACGATTTCTTAAAGAATCTAAAATACAATCGAGATGATAAAAAACACATGGTCAGTTCTATTACCAGTGGAAAAATTGATATAAGCGGACATAGAAAAAGAGTAAATTTCTTAATAAACTTAGTAGAACACACCAAAGATATTGATATATTTGGAGCATATGGTATAGAAAATTATGGGAACATTGCCTCTTGCTTTAAAGGAAAATTAGAGTATAATAGTTATTGTAAGTATGAAGGGTTATATCCATACCACTATTCAATTGCTTTTGAAAATTCCAGTTGCTATAACTGTGTGAGTGAAAAACCAATTGATGCTCTGCTCTCATGGACGATGCCTATTTATTGGGGATGTCCTAATGTGTCTGAGTATCTTCCCGAAGGTAGTTACCACCACATAAAAGATATAGATGATTTTAAATCTATCGAACAGGTTATTGATATAATCAAAACACCACCGACAGAGGAAAACATTTTAGCCATGTCAAAAGCAAGAGATTTAATATTGGACAAGTATAATATTTGGGCCGAAATCGAAACTATAATAGAGGCGTCCAATGATTAAATTAAATATCGGTTGTGGTTGGAGAAATTTTGGTGAAGGGTGGACACACATTGATGGTGGTGATTATTCTCATCTAGACCACAGTGATATCTTTCTGAAAGATTACTCAGACGATAGTGTCGATTTGATTTATTCATCTCACATGATTGAGTACTTTGATAGAGAAGAAATTATTGTTCTTCTTGAACAATGGCATCGAGTACTTAAACCAAATGGAACATTGCGTATTGCTGTTCCAGATTTCACCAGTATGGCGGAGTTGTACTTTATGTGTGAAATTGATTTGGTAGATGTTCTTGGGCCGCTCTATGGCAAGATGCAAATGGGTGATAAAGTAATCTATCACAAAACAGTTTATGACTTCTGGGAACTTTCAGAAGTATTGACCGATTGTGGTTTCGAAGATGTTAAAAAATATGATTGGAGAGAAACGGAACATTCTGATTTTGATGACCACTCTCAGGCATATATTCCACACATGGACAAAGACAACGGAACACTAATTAGTTTAAATGTTGAGGCGACCAAATGAATTTTGATTCCGTCAAACAATTTGAAAATGTAGTAGCAGATTTCTTTGGTGCGCCTTATGGTGTTGCTGTAGATTGTTGCACTCATGGTTTAGAACTTTGTTTGCGATATACAAATGCAAATGATATCACAATTCCTGCCCGAACATATATCTCTGTTCCTTTTCTTGCTATGAAATTAAATTTGAATTGGGAATGGAGAGATGAAAACTGGAAAAACTGTTATGTTTTAGGAAACACAAACATCATTGATGCCGCTGTATTGTGGGAAAAGAATAGTTATATCAACAATAGTTTTATGTGTTTGAGTTTTCAGTTTCAAAAGCATCTTAGTCTTGGTAGGGGTGGAATGATTCTTACTGATAATGAGGACGCCGCCAAAGAATTAAAAAAGATGTCTTATGATGGCCGAGAACCAAATATTCCTTGGAGAACACAAAATATTAATACGGTCGGATATCATTACTACATGACTCCTGAAACAGCAGAACTTGGATTAAATAAATTACCAGAAGCCATGAAAACATCTCCCCGTGATTGGGTATTAGAAGATTGGCCAGACCTACGAAATATGGAGGTATTTAAATGAGAACACTCATTACAGGTGGAAAGGGTTTGGTTGGTTCAGCAATTGAATCAGATTTTAAACCATCACGAAAACATGTAAACTTAATGCAGATTGATGATATCATTCGCTACATCACCACACATGAAATCGATTCTATCATTCATTGCGCCGGCAAAGTCGGCGGGATTAAAGCAAATACAACAAAGCCGGGCGAATTCTTTTATGATAATATCATTTTAAATTCAAATGTTTTAGAAGCGGCAAGAATTTGTAATGTAGATAAAGTTGTTTCGTTTATGAGTACCTGTGTTTTTCCAGACGATGTTTCCTATCCCCTACATCCTGACCAAATTCACAAAGGAGAACCACATATCACCAACTATGCTTATGCTTATGCAAAGCGAATGATAGAGGTTCAAAGCAGAGCATACAGAGAACAATATGGATGTAATTTTGTTACAGTTATTCCATGTAACATTTATGGCCCCCACGATAATTTTAGTTTAGAAGATGGCCATGTTATTCCATCTCTTATTCATAAATGTTATTTGGCAAAAAAGAATAATACTGACTTTGAGATATGGGGGCAGGGAAAAGCATACAGGGAATTTATATACTCTCAAGATGTTGCCAACATTTCTAAATGGATTTTGAATAATTATGATGAACCAGAACCATTTGTTATTGCCCCCGATAAAGAAATTTCTATTGCCACCATTGCACAAGAAATTGCATGGCGAATGAAGTTTGATGGAAACATCATATATAATGGTAAGCGTGAAGGTCAATTGAGAAAACCTTCTGATAGTAGTTTGTTAAAAAGATTATTGCCTGATTATGAATTTGTTCCTATTGAAACTGGGTTGGAACAAACAATTAAATGGTTTTGTGAAAATTATGAGGATTCTAGAAAATGAGTGAGCGAAAAGTTGCATTAATTAGTGGTATTGCCGGGCAAGATGGAAGTTATCTTTCTGAACATCTGCTCGACATGGGATATGAAGTACATGGAATTGTACGAAGACAATCCACTGCTGAAAATCAAGAAACAAGATTAGAACATTTGAGTGATGTGAACACATATTATGGTGACCTCACTGATGTGCCATCATTAACAAAAATTGTCACTTCTGTAAACCCATCACACATTTTCAACTTGGGCGCCATGAGTCATGTAAGAATTAGTTTTGATGTACCATCATATACTATTCAAACAAATGGTCTTGGTGTTCTAAACTTACTTGAAATTTACAGACAATTTACACCCGAAGCAAAATTCTATCAAGCAAGTTCTTCTGAAATGTTTGGTAATACTATAGATGATGATGGATTTCAAAGAGAAAGCACAGCAATGAATCCAGTTAGTCCATATGGATGTGCAAAACTCCTAGCATACAATTTAGTCCGACACTACAGAAACGCATATAATTTACATGCGTGTAATGGTATTCTTTTTAATCACGAATCACCAAGAAGGGGTTCTAATTTTGTAACCAATAAGGTTGTTAAGCAAGCAGTCGAAATTAAAAAGGGATTGCGTGATAAGTTAGAATTGGGCAACATGGATTCTTACCGTGATTGGGGCCACTCCAAAGATTATACCAGAGCAATGATTCAAATTATCAATCATGAAACACCAGATGAGTTTTGTGTCGCAACCGGCACAACACATTCGGTACGGGATTTGTGTGAAGTTGTATTTAAATATCTAGAATTAGATTATAGAGATTATGTCACACAAAATCCAAAGTATATGCGTCCTGAAGAATTAAAATTCCTTCGGGGAGATTCCAGTAAAATCCGAAAGGTTCTTGGTTGGAAACCCGAATATACATTTGAAAGTATGATGCACGAAATGGTTGACCATTGGAAAGGAGTACTATGAAAATTTTAATTACGGGAGTTGGTGGCCTTTTGGGGTCACGATTAGCAGATTGGTTGCTTGAGAATACCGAGGCCGAAATTTTGGGTATCGATGACCTCAGTGGTGGTTACAAAAACAACATTGACCGAAGAGTAAAGTTTTTCCAATTTGATTTAGCGACTTCAGAGCATGAACTTGAATATGTGTTTGAAAAGTATAGACCCGATTATGTTTATCACTTTGCCGCATATGCGGCCGAAGGATTAAGTCCCTTCATTCGAAAATATAATTATACCAATAATTTAATTTCCACGGCAAATATTGTTAATAAATGTATTAATTATGATGTCAAAAGATTGGTCTTTACATCAAGCATGGCAGTTTATGGTAACAATGATACACCCTTTGACGAATCGATGCCACGAAAACCTATTGACCCATATGGAGTTGCAAAGGCCGCTTGTGAGATGGATATTGAAATTGCAGGTGAACAACACGGTCTTGATTGGTGTATTCTTCGACCACACAATGTGTATGGTGTGAAGCAAAATATTTGGGACAAGTATAGAAATGTTTTGGGTATTTGGATGTATCAGTATTTAAAGGCAGACCCCATCACAATTTTTGGTGACGGAACACAAACTAGAGCATTTAGTTATATTGATGATGTACTAGAACCATTTTGGAATGCCGCAATTTCTCCAAAATCATCCAAACAAATTATTAATATCGGTGGTATTGAAGAAGTGTCTATCACCGAAGCGGCAAACACATTGATTGAAATTTTGCCTGGCAACGCCGAGATGCAATACCTTGAGGGTAGACATGAAGTAAAACATGCATGGTCTACGCACCAAAAGTCTTGTGATATATTAGGGTTCGAACACAAAACGCCTTTACACGAAGGGTTACAGAAAATGTGGGATTGGGCAAAGGTTCAACCAATGCGAAACCGAATCATGTTTGATTATGAAGTAAACAAAGGCATTTATGATTATTGGAAAACAGAAAATGAAAACAGTAATATCAATATTAGCAAGTGATGGCCACGGTTGGACTGAATGTGTTCAGGCGTGCCAAGATACATGGGCAAACGATCCTCCAGAGAACACAAAGATATTCTACAATTATGGTGATGCCTTTTTAAACAAACACAATATTGATATTCCACAGGGTTCATGTGCCGTAGGAGAGGGACTCATTGCTTGCAATGCTCCCGAACAATATGGTTTTTTATTGATGAAAACTATATTAGCATTTGAGACATTATTATCTTTGGAGGATTTTGATTATATTATTCGACCAAATTGTGGAAGTTATATTCACCTTGAATTATTAAATAAGTATTTAGAATCACAACCAAGAGAAAAATTTTATGGTGGTGAAATGGGCGAGTGGAATGGTATAGAATATGTTTCTGGTGCTTGTATGGTTTTTAGTCGAGATGTTGCCGAACTCTTGGTTGCAAATAAAAAAGACTTGCATTATGATGGAACAGGTGGTAAAATGGATGATGTTGCTATCGGAGAATTTTTAGCAACGCAATCAATTAAACCAACGAAGTTTGGAAAACGGGTTGTGTGTGTCGAAGATGACATCGAGGAAAAATTTGATGCAAACGCCCAACATTATTATTTTAGTAGTAGTCGCAACCCTAAGTGTCACTATAAAACACATGAATTATTTAATGGAGTAACAGCATGAATGTAATTGGATTTTCTTTATATGGAGCAGACGAAAAATATACTTTTGGAGCAATTCGTAACGCCGAATTGGCAAAAGAAATATATCCTGACTTTGAATGTTGGTATTATGTTGACAACACTGTTCCCCAAGAGGTTATTGAAAAATTATCATCATTTGATAATGTTAAAATTTTTATGAATTCTTCTGGTAATAAAATGATGTGGAAATTTAAAGCGTGTTCGGATCCCACAGTCCAAGTATTCTTGTCCCGAGATTGTGATAGTAGATTAAGTCTTCGTGAAAAAGAGGCAGTCGATGCATGGTTGGCGAGTGATAAAAATTTCCATGCAATGCGTGACCATCCTGTTTTCCATGCGCCTCTAATTTTGGGTGGTATGTGGGGTGTACGAAATGGACTTTTGATTGATATGGATTTTCATATAAGTAATGTCCCTGTGGAAGATTCATATGGCCATGACCAAAAGTTTATTCAAGAGGTTGTGTGGCCTATCGTAGAAAATACTACTTTGTTCCACGATGATTATATGAATATTAGCAGAACAATCCCACCATATCCTCCCGCAGAACCATTTCCATCCAGAATTGAACCCGATGAAAATGGTGTGTATGATTTTGTTGGAAATATTTATGTGGTCGAAAACGGACAGGAAAAACCAGAAGACCACCACAACCACCATTTCGAACAATTCAAACAAGAAGTACTTGACCAAACAGCATCAGTAGGGTAAAATACTCGTATGAATGAATTTTATACCAATGCTATTTCATATGGTAAAAACATTTTATATCGGGGAAGAACATCGGATGGTAATCCTGTTACTCGCAAGATTGAATATAATCCAACGCTGTTTGTCCCCACCAAAGAAAAAACCAAACACAAAACTCTTGATGGTCGGCCGGTAGAACCAATTAATCCAGGCAACATGAAAGAGTGTCGTGAGTTTATCGAACGGTATAGTGATGTTAGTGGATTCGAAATATTTGGCAACACAAATTATGTGTATCAATTTTTTGGTGAGGCATTTCCCGATGAGATTAAATACGACTTCTCGAAAGTAGTAATTGCAAATATCGATATTGAAACCGAATGTGAAAATGGTTTCCCCGATATTGAAAATGCTGATGAACGCATCATTGCAATCACCATGATTATCGGTGATGACTATCATATATTTGGTATTGGTGAATTCGATATTGTGCGTGAGGGGAAGAATGTTCAACAATATAAGTTTGACAACGAAGAAGACCTGCTTCAATCGTTTGTTGACCTATGGTGTGATATTCAACCAGACATTGTAACAGGTTGGAATATTGATTTCTTTGACATTCCATATATGGTTCACCGAATGCAGAAATTGTTTGGTGAACATTTCCCTAAACGATTATCTCCGTGGAAAGTTATTCGTAGTCGTAAAGTCTTCTTGCGTGACAAGAAGCATACCATCTATAAAATTCTTGGTATAAGTGTTCTCGATTATCTTGAGACATATCGCAACTATACTTTCGTGAACCAAGAGTCATATTCGTTGAATCATATTGCGTGGGTAGAATTGGGTGCAAAGAAATTGTCGTATGCGGAATATGATTCCATGGCAGAATTCTACAAGCACGACTTTCCAAAGTTCATGGAATATAATGTTAAAGATGTTGAGTTGGTACAACAGTTAGATAACAAGTTGCGATTGTTAGAACTGAATGCTTCAATCGCCTATCTTGCAAAATGTAATTATGAAGATGTATTCGGTCAGGTTCGTACTTGGGATTGCATTATATACCAACACTTGCGTGAACAAAACATTGTTGTTCCGCAATCAACACATCAAAATAAATCCGAACAATACGCCGGCGCATATGTCAAAGACCCCATCACAGGAATGCACGATTGGGTTGTGTCTTTCGATTTGAACAGTCTGTACCCTCACTTAATCATGCAGTACAATATCAGTCCCGAAACAAAAATTCAACAACCAAAAGATTATATGATTACACCCAATGGTGTCCTTGGTGAACAATCTGACCATTTCAAGAAAGCACTCAAAACACATATCGATAACGATTATTCTGTCGCCGCAAATGGAACTTGTTATACCAGAGACAAACAAGGTTTCCTGCCTGCATTGATGGAACAAATGTATAAAGACCGAAAGGTTGCAAAAAAGAAAATGATTTCTTGTCAAAAAGAAAGACAATCCATTCTAAAATCTGGCGCTCTTGGTGGTGATGTTTCAAAGTTACTCGCCGAAAAAGATTATGAAATTGCAAAGTGGGGAACACGACAGATGGCATTGAAGATTGCCTTGAACTCTGCTTATGGTGCATTGGGTAATCAATGGTTTCGTTTCTTTGATGTGGATATGGCAGAAGCAATTACATTGTCTGGGCAATTAAGCATTCGTTGGATTGCTGATAGACTAAATGAATTTCTAAACAAAACAGTTGGTACGAAAGATTATGATTATGTTGTTGCGAGTGATACGGATAGTGTATATCTGCGTTGTGGGAATCTTGTTGATAAGGTATGCGGGCCCGATGCCACCAATTTGGATGTGGTCAAATTCCTCGACAAAGCGGCAAAAGAAATCATAACTCCATTCATTGGAAAGCAATATGATGAACTCGCATCGGTGATGAATGCATACCAAAACAAAATGGTAATGGAACGAGAGGTTATTGCCGATACTGGTGTATGGACTGCCAAGAAAAGATATATTCTAAATGTTCACAATTCTGAAGGTGTTCAATACAACGAACCCAAATTAAAAATAATGGGAATCGAAACAACACGGTCATCGACTCCCAATGTAGTGAGAGATGAATTGAAAAAGGCAATTCGTATCATCATGCAAGAAGACGAATCAACCCTTCACGATTTTGTTTCGGACTTTGAGAAAAAATTCAAAACTCTCGCTCCCGAAGAAGTTGCGTTTCCCCGAAGTGTCCGTGCTTTAGAAAAATATGCAAGTGCTTCAACAGTTTATAGTAAGGGAACGCCCATTGCTGTAAAGGGAGCATTGATTCATAACAATTTAATCAAAGTCCATAAGTTAGAACGAAAGTATCAGACAATCAAAAATGGAGAAAAGATTAAATTTCTGTATTTGAAAGAACCAAATCCTAGTGGCGAACGAGTAATTTCTTTTTTAAATTCTCTACCAAAAGAGTTTGACTTAGAGCGATTTGTAGATTATAATTTACAGTTCGAGAAGTCTTTTCTTGACCCACTTAAAACCATTCTAAACACAATTGGATGGCATCACGAAGAAGTAGCAACATTAGAAGGACTATTTATATGAGTAATTTTTTAAACAATATGGTGAAAGCATCTAGCAACGAACTTGCAAGTGTTGTTTCAGATGGTGTAGAATCTGATGTCAATGGATTTGTTGACACAGGTTCATATGCATTTAACGCATTACTAAGTGGTAGTTTGTATGGTGGTATGGCAGATAATAAAATTATCGCCCTCGCCGGCGAAAGTGCAACAGGCAAAACTTTTTTTGCATTGGGAATGGTATCGAAATTCTTATCAGATAATCCTGATGGTGTTGTCCTATATTTTGACACAGAACAGGCAGTAACATCAGAAATGTTTAACGAGCGAGGCATTGATTCTTCTCGCATTGCAGTTTTTCCTGTTGCAACAGTCGAGGAATTTAGACACCAAGCAATTCAAATTTGTGATAACTACAAAGAACAAAAGAAGAGCGAACAAAAACCAATGATGATTGTTCTTGATTCGTTGGGTATGTTGTCAACAATGAAAGAGATGACAGATACGGCCGAAGGAAAACTAACAAAGGACATGACCCGTGCCCAAGTTGTAAAGTCTACATTCCGTACACTTACTCTCAAACTTGGACAGATTGGTGTTCCACTCATTATGACCAACCACACATACGCTGTAATTGGTTCTATGTTCCCGACAAAAGAAATGGGTGGTGGTTCTGGTTTAAAGTATGCCGCTTCAACTATTGTTTATCTTTCAAAGAGAAAGGTGAAAGAGGGAACGGATATCGTTGGTAATGTCGTCCATTGTAAACTTTACAAGTCCCGACTTACAAAAGAAAATTCACAGGTTGATGTCATGTTGAGTTATGATACAGGATTGAATCCATATTATGGGTTGGTTGATATTGCACTTAAACATGAAATTTTCAAGAAGGTATCAACTCGTATTGAAATGCCAGATGGCCGCAAAGCATTTGAAAAATCAATTTACAAAGAGCCCGAAAAGTATTTCACAGAAGATATCATGCAACGACTTGAAGAAGTGGTTGGCAAAGAATTTAAATATGGAAGCAGTGTAGAGGAGGAGTCCGATGGCGAGATTACCGATAGAGAAGAAGTATGAACTTACGCCTCGTCCCGAGGATAAACAAATGCCGTTTGTATTTACTGGGATTGGTGGTAAGTACAAGAAGTTGGTTTGGCAATATGGAACAGTTAAATTTGACGAAGACAAAGAAGCGGGCAACGCAAAGGTAAAATTTGATTATTATATCCTAGACAACCCAAAGAACTTGACAGAAGATAAAAAGATGATAAACTTTTTGGGTGATGTGTTGATTGATGTTATTGATAAACAATTACAAAAAAATGAATTGTATGGAGTAGGTGATGGCGAACATAGAGAAGATAATTCTAAACCAATTGATGGAGAATGATTCGTATTCACGAAGAGTTCTTCCGTTTATAGAAGACATTTATTTTCAAGACAAAAACGACCGCACAATATTTTCCCATATTAAAGAATTTATTACTCAGTATAATAATATTCCTACAAGAGAAGCAATTGTAATTTCATTGGATTCTGATTCGACCCTATCACAGGACGATTACAACATTTGTGTTGATAAGTTGGGGGTATTCAAAGAAATTGAGGTTGACCAAGACGAGAAATGGTTAATCGATAAAACTGAAGAATTCTGTAAAGACAAGGCGGTGTATAATGCCATTATGGAATCTATTCATATTATCGATGGACAATCCGCCAACAAAACAGCAAATGCAATTCCAGAAATACTTTCTTCTGCTTTGTCTGTATGTTTTGATGACCACATCGGCCACGATTACATTGAAGATGCAGATGAACGATATGATTTTTATCACAGAGTAGAATCTAAAGTGCCATTTGATTTAGATTTTTTCAATGTTATTACCAATGGTGGAACACCAAACAAAACTTTAAATATATGTTTAGCGGGAACAGGTGTTGGTAAATCTTTGTTCATGTGTCATCATGCCGCCAATTGTTTACAACAAAACAAAAATGTCCTTTATATCACATGTGAAATGGCAGAAGAACGAATCGCCGAAAGAATCGATGCAAACCTAATGGACATTACATTGGATGATTTGAAGGAATTACCCAAGCAATTATATGACAAGAAAATGAATAAAATTCGTGAAGTTAATAAAGGGAAACTTATTGTCAAAGAGTATCCCACTGCAACCGCAAACGCTCAACATTTTAGAAATCTAATAGATGAACTTTGGTTAAAGAAAAGATTCAAACCAGACATTATCTTTATTGACTATTTAAATATCTGTGCATCGTCACGACTTAAATCAAATTCAAATGTTAATTCCTATACTTACATTAAGGCCATTGCCGAAGAATTGCGGGGACTAGCAGTAGAAAATGATGTTCCCATTTTCTCGGCAACACAAACAAACAGGACGGGATTTACAAGTACCGATGTGGGACTCGAAGATACATCAGAATCATTTGGTCTTCCTGCAACAGCAGATTTTATGTTCGCAATAATTTCCACGGAAGAATTGGATACAAAGAACCAAATTCTTGTTAAGCAATTAAAAAATAGATACAACGATATAGTTTTAAATAGAAAATTTGTTGTTGGAATTAATAGGGCTAAAATGAAATTGTTTGATGTCGATGACAAAGAACAAAGAGATTTAATTAATACAGGTCAACCTGCATTGGCAAACGGAGCAGGATTTAATGGTAAGAACTATGAAGCCAAATTCAAGGATTGGAATGTATGAGTATATACATTGATAGAAAATTCATCAATCAAATATCCTCACAGTTAGGAAAATTTAAATGGAAGAAAGACAATCTTGCTAATTGCAGATGTCCCATTTGCGGTGACTCAAAAAAGAATCCGAATAAATGTCGGGGATTCTTTTTTGAAAAGGGTTCGGATTATTTTTATAAATGTCACAACTGTGGTGTAGGTCACACCCTATATAAATTTTTAGAAATAATTTCACCTGCGGTTTGTAAGGAATATGCCTTGGAAAGATATCGTTCTGGTGAAAACGGTCATTCCAATTACAAGAAACCAAAGGAAAAAGAAGATTTGTTTAAATTTACCGCAACACCAACATTTAAAAAGAAAGACAGTTTATTGGATTCATTACAGTGTCTTGCAGATTTGCCCAGTGACCACACAGCAGTCAAGTTCGCCAATATGAGAATGATTCCAAAACAACATTTCAAATTATTGTATTACACAGATGATTTTACATCATTCGCCAATAAATTGGATCCAGACAATATCCTGTTTGGTAAAGATGAACGATTAGTAATCCCATTTTTTAATAGTCATGGAACAGTGGTTGCATGTCAGGGTCGTGCATTGACTATGGCAGACGAAGTAAAGGCAAGAACCACCGTTAAGTATATTACTATTAAGGGCGATAAAAGTATCGACCGACTATGGTATGGTCTATGGAGAGTAGACCCAAAGAAACGAGTATATGTTGTTGAAGGCCCAATCGATAGTTTGTTTCTTAAAAACGCTACAGCAATGGTGGGTGCAGGTGCGTTAAGAGATGTTCCGCTTCGGTTTGAAAATTCCGAAATGACTTACATACTAGACAACGAACCACGCAACCGACAGATTTGTGCATACATTGAAAAATTGATTGAATTAGGAAAAGATGTTTGTGTATGGCCAGAAGATATCCAAGAGAAAGATATTAATGACATGGCCTATAGGTTATCGAGCAGAAATATTCAAAAAATAATTGACGATAATACAGTTAATGGTTTAGAAGCGAAATTAAAATTTCGTCATTGGAGAAAAGTATGAAAAAGAGAAAACCAACAATTTATATCGCCGGGCCGATGCGAGGATATGAGGATGGAAATTTCCCTGCATTCGACCGACAAGCAAGAGTTTTGGAAAGACAGGGATGGGTTGTGATTAATCCTGCCGAGATGGATAGACAAGAAGGTGAACCACCCAATGGTCATTTAAATTTTGACCCTGCAACCGATTATGAAGACCGTGAGTTTATGCGGGATGCATTAAAGAGAGATTGTGTTGCCATATGTGACAAGTGTACAGCAATGTATATGATGTCCGAGTTTGAAACAAGTCGTGGGGCAAAAGCAGAATGGCATCTTGCAAAGGCCCTTGGATTAAAAATTTATTATGAGGCGCCACTACCAGATGAACAAAAGTAATATCAAAAAAGCATTTGAAAGTTTATTGCAATATGGTTGGATGTGGGGTCACCCCAGACACATCGAAGATTGGGATTTACTTTACCAATACTATAAAGAAGAATTGAATAATGGTAAAGAATTTAAACCAGACGAAACAAACAAAGCAAAAGCAACATGAAAATTGATTGGATAGGCAGGTTATTGTTATGGTGGAAAAAAATAAAAAAGAAAAAGTGTTAGACAAAGGACATGTTGAATTGGTAAGTTACATGGGAAGTGACTTGACCGTGGTAAACGCTGCCCGAGTTTCTTTTGCAAGCGAAAGTCACTTTGATATCGACCACGGTGGTAGGCCTTGTTTATATACTAAAGACGAAAAACTCATCGAGTATTTGGCAAAACACAACCATTGGACACCGTTCGCACACCCACAAATTACTTTGCGTATCAAAGCACCCATTTCAATTCGCACACAATTCTTCAAGCATAAGCAGGGGTTTGTGGAGAATGAAATTAGTAGAAGATATGTAGACACCCCACCAGAGTTTTATCATCCCAAGTGGCGACACCGACCAACTGGTAATGCTAAACAAGGCAGTGATGGTTGGTTAGAATGTGTAGATGGGGGCGGGGAAACTTCTGGTGGTTTTGCAACACACCCACTATATGAATCATATAAACATTTGATGAATAATGCAATAAGAACATATGAAGAATTGATTTCATCTAATGTTGCACCAGAGCAAGCACGATTCGTTCTCCCGCAGGGGATGTATACGGAATGGTATTGGACTGGTTCGCTGGCCGCATACGCAAGGTTCTATAAACAAAGAATTGAGGAACACGCACAGTGGGAAATCCAACAGTATGCAGAAGCAGTTGGGAAAATTATTAATCCTTTATTTAAAAAATCTTGGTCTGTACTTACAAAACAACCTACATAAAAATGCAACGAAAAACAAACATATTGGAGAGAAATTATATTATGAATCAATTACCCACACTGTATCAGGATTTCATTCATCTTTCTCGCTATTCTAGATGGATAGAATCAGAAGGTAAACGAGAAACTTGGCCAGAAACTGTTGGTAGATACTTTGATTTTTTCGTTGAACATTTAGATGATGTTTGTGGATATACTGTTAGTCCCAAAGAAAGAAAAGAACTAGAAACCGCCGTGGTGAACCAAGAAATTATGCCATCAATGAGAGCGTTGATGACAGCAGGGGAAGCACTTCACAGAGATAATGTTGCGGGATACAATTGTGCATATTTGTCAGCAACTAGAGTCCGTTCATTTGATGAAATATTATACATTCTTATGTGTGGTACAGGTGCCGGTTTTTCTGTAGAACGAACTTTCGTAGAACGGTTACCCGACATTGCAGAGGAGTTTGAAGACAGTGATACGACAATTGTTGTCCAAGATTCGAAGATTGGTTGGGCGAAAGCATATAAGGAACTCTTTAGCCTTCTTATTGGAGGTCAAGTCCCAAAATGGGACTTGTCAAAGATTCGTCCTGCCGGTTCACGCCTTAAGACATTTGGAGGACGGGCAAGTGGACCTGGCCCACTTGAAGACCTTTTTAAATTCACCGTCAACACCTTCCGAAAAGCAAAAGGCAGAAAACTTACTTCTATCGAATGTCACGATATCATCTGTAAAATTGCAGAGGTTGTGGTTGTCGGAGGAGTTCGTAGGTCCGCATTAATTTCACTATCAGATTTAACCGATGACCGAATGCGAGAAGCAAAAAGTGGTCAATGGTGGATTGCAGATAGTCAACGGGCACTGGCAAATAATTCCGCTTGTTACAAAGACCGACCAGAAATTGGTACATTCATGGAAGAGTGGATGTCCCTTTATAAGTCCAAGAGTGGCGAAAGAGGAATCTTCAATCGCAAAGCGGCAAAGAACCAATGTGATAGATTAGAACGAAGAGATTCCAATTTTGATTTCGGTACAAATCCATGTTCTGAGATTATTCTTCGTGACCGTGAATTCTGTAACCTGACCGAAGTTGTAGTCCGAGAGAAGGACACAGAAGAGGACTTAGAACGCAAAGTCCGTCTCGCAACAATCCTTGGTACATGGCAATCAACCCTCACAAATTTCCGCTATCTTTCCAGTGAATGGAAGAAGAACTGCGAGGAAGAGCGTTTGTTGGGTGTATCGATGACAGGTATCATGGATAATTCTTTGACGAACGGAAGCAAGGGTAAACTACCTACACTGCTTGAAAACCTTCGGGACAAAGCGGTCGCCACGAACAAGAAATACGCTAAAGTCCTCGGAATAAATGAGTCTGTTGCGATTACATGCGTTAAACCTAGTGGTACAGTATCACAGTTAGTAGATGCGGCCTCTGGGATTCATGCACGACACAATCCATATTATATCCGCACTGTTCGTGCTGATATCAAGGATCCACTTTGTCAGTTTATGATGGATAAAGGATTTCCCCATGAACCAGATATTACTAAACCACAGCACACAATGGTATTTTCGTTTCCGTTAAAATCACCAAAAAACGCCATCTGTAGAAAGGATTTGTCTGCAATTCAACAATTAGAATTGTGGTTAACATATCAACGGCACTGGTGTGAGCATAAACCCTCTGTGACAATTACAGTAAAAGAACACGAATGGATGACAGTTGGTGCATGGGTATGGGAAAATTTTGATGAAATTTCTGGAATTTCTTTTTTACCCTACGCTGACCACACCTACAAGCAGGCTCCATACCAAAGTTGTACGGAAGCGGAGTACAAAGAACTACTACATAAACTACCAGACACAATCAACTGGGATGGATTAGAAGAATATGAAAGGGAAGACAACACCAAAGGAACACAAACTATGGCATGTTCTGGACAGAGTTGTGAGATAGTAGACTTAACAAACTAAACAAAACATATTTAATTGGTTATAATGATTGTTTCATTGTAACAACAGGTTGGGGGTGTAAACCCCCAAATACATTTGGTAACCATACAAGGAGAAATAGTTATGGCTAACAAAACAGATTGCCCTGCAACGGGGTGTGGTAACGATGTAGTTACCAGTACATTAGGTAAGGTCGGTATTAATCGTTCGATGCTAATCACATTAGCACTTGTTCCATTCGCATGGGATGGTGTTAATTGGGTCGCTGGCGCCGTTCGTGAACTATGGAGCCTTATCGCCAGCGTTTGACGCCGGTAATTATAAAGGGAGATACACACATGAGTATTTCAAAATTTTTAAAAATTGGTATGGCAGGATTAGTAGTAGGAATTGCTACTGGTTTTGCTACTGCCGATGAAATCGACCTTCAAGCAAGGCTTGAAGCCGCAGAGGCAAGGATTGCCGAACTCTCTGCATCAGACAGTGATAACTGGTTGAACGACCAACGAGCCGAAGCGACTCGTCAACTTGTTCGGGATGTTCTTGCTGATGCAGATGCTCGCACCATGATGATGGGTAACGGAACGAATCCCGTGACTGTAAATGTACACGGAGAAATTCAAACCCGTTGGATGTATCGTGATGGTGGTGATGATGAAGCACAACATGGCTTTGATATTCGCCGAGTTAAACTTAATTTCAGTGGCCAATTGTTCTCGCCCAACACTACTTACAAAACAAGTGTTGAGTATGACAACAACGGTGACATTGTTCTTGAGGATGCTTGGCTTAAACAAAGTTGGGGAAATTTCTCTCTTCGTGCCGGTCAAATGAAAACTCACTATCTGTGGGAATATGACCAGTCCAGTTCTAACTCTTTGGCAGTAGACCGTTCTATTGTCTCACGCAACTTCCGTCAAGGTCGTTCGCAAGGTGTTGAACTTGGATACGATGCAGGCTCTTTCCGCCTTTATGGTGCATATACCGATGGTTTCGATTCGAAAAACACTGATGCATTTAAGGCCGAGAATACTTATGCTATTCAAGGTCGTGCTGAGTGGGACGCCAGTGATTGGTTTACCCTTGGTGCAGGTGTTGCTTCGAACAGTGTTGGTGATAGCAATTGGACTACTTATACTGTAGATGGACATCTACATAACGGTGGTTTCACGCTTGACAGTGCATATGTTTGGAAGAATGAGAATGACATTGATGCTTGGGGTGCAACGCTTCAAGCAGGTTACTTTGTAACCGATGACATTCAACCGTTCGCTCGTTATGAGTTGGGTAGTGCAGGTGAGGGTCTTACTGACCTAAGCATTGCTACCTTTGGTGTGAATTACCACATCAATGACAATGTTAAGTGGTCAACTGATGTTGGTTACTCTTTCAATGATGTTGATGGTTGGGAAACTGGAGATACTGGTTGGAACACAAGTGCCGCCGAAGGCGAATACTTGCTTCGAACTCAACTTCAAGTTACATTCTGATTCCAAGTCACATTTTTGTGATATAAATAGTAGTGGGTCATCGAAGGCCCACTACTGTTTTTTATGGAGTATTGAATGAGAATTGCAGGTGTTGATTATAGCATGACGAGTCCGGCCGTGTGTGTGTATGATGGTGGTAAAGATTTTGATTTTCAAAAGTGTCGTATATATTATTATACCACCAAACCCAAATATGCCGTCCAAAAACTAGGATACCAATTAAATGGTTTCTTAGCAAACCCACCAAAAGACCCAATGGGTAGATATGAATATATTTCTGGATGGGCCCTCCCGCATATACTATCATCAGACTATGTTTGTATTGAAGATTATGCCTACGGTGCAAAGGGACAAGTATTTAATATTGGTGAAAATACCGGCATATTGAAATATAGAATGTGGCGAGAAAAGAAAAAACACTCCACGGTCGCCCCCACTCAAGTCAAAAAATTTGCTACTGGTAAGGGCAATGCCAATAAAGAAGCAATGCATGAGGCCTTCTTGGAAGAAACAGGAATCAACCTAATGGCAGTATATAAGGCCAAGGGTGAAAAAATCATCAATCCAGTTTCTGATATCGTAGATGCATATTATGTCTGTAAGTATGGCCACAATACATATATAAAGAGGAAATTTAATTCTAAATCATAGGGAGATAAAAATGATTAGATTGATTGCAGTAGTGACAGTATTATTATTCGCAACACCAGTTGTTGCACAGGACTCGGAGGTAAATAATGACAAGACCATCACAAAAAATAAACTCACACCAGAACAAGTCAAAGAGAGGTTTGTTCAATGGAAGAATTCTCTCGCTGATAACAGTCGCAACTCTGATGATAGGGTGCGAAGCACTGCAAGACATGAACAGTCATCCAGAGAACACCGCTTCAACCGTGGTGGACAGCGTAAGGGAGCAGAGAGAACAAACGGACGAGATAACGAACGCATCAGAAGTCATCGGGAACGACTTAGAAACGATAGACGAACAGGCGAACGAAATATTGGACAACATCGCTCTGGTGCCCGAGGACAGAAACTACAACATCGACCCGACTCTCGACAGCATCGAAAATTCCGCAGAGGTCATCAAGGAAACCGTGGACGATGCACAGAAGGAACAAATTCGAATAGACGAATCTTTAGAGGACCTAGAATCTGCGAACAATCGTGTTGCGGCTGCTGTGGGTCAGATAGAACAACTCGAAGATTTGGTAGCAGAATACGAACAATCCGACCGAGAGGTTAGAAAAGAAGCACTCGAAAACTTACACAGTTTTATCACTCTATTTTTCGTAATAGGGTTTGGTATGTTAATTGGTGGTGCATTCCTAACCTTCTGGGTGAATGGTAAATTGGGTGGTGTTGTATTGGCGATTGGTGTGTTGACCGTAGGATTTGCGGCCGCATCACAATACTATCTCGAAGAAATTGCAACAGTTGGTCTTATTGTATTGATTGTAGGATTCCTTGCATCACTTGGTGTTGTTGGATGGATGCTCGTTGACGGTAAGAATAACAAGAAAGCAATTGAAGAAATTGTAGAATTAATCGAAGAAACCAAAGAACATCTTACCCCAGAGGAAAGAAAAGAAATATTTGGTCGTGACGGGTTCGCTTCTAGAATGACAAGCGACCTGACAAAGAAGATTGTTGCTCAAGTTAAAATCAAGAATGGATTTAAAAATCTTAGTAGGAAAAAGACTTAATTCTTTTTCTTATTATGCTTTAATCGATTATCGTTCCAACGCCGGCGAACATAAACCTGTTTGCCTGTGGTTTCGTCTTGAATGATAATTCCACGATTAGGATTTCGTAAAGAATATTTACGAATCTTCTTACCGATATCAGATTCAGTATTTACAAATTTATTCCAACGCTTACCTTTTGGTTTTTTACCAACACACTTGTTAAAGGTATCGGAATCAACACTGAACACTTCACATCCCTTAGGATTTTTCTTTTTCTTCTTACCTAGTGGCATATCAATACCGGCAATTGCGCCAGGTTCGCCAACTTGTCCAGCGGCAAATGTTCCACCCATAGAATTAGCAGGTGTTTCATCTAACCAATGTGTTGAACCATCTGCGGTTGGGAAGGTTACGAATTCTTTATATGGGCCATATCCTTTGGGTGTAACCTCAGAACTTGAATGAGAGAATTCACCTTTGTTCTTGTGTGCATATTTCCCAATTGCTTTTTTGTGCATGGCCGTGGTCATACCAGTAATAACGACTCTATACTTACCCTTGTATCTTTCGACACCTTTGTTTGCTAGTCCCACGGCAGAATTCTCAACATCCTTTGCAAATTGTTTCGCATTTCGTTCACTTTTAAAATCAAAAACTACTTCTGCTTCATCTCTTTTAAGTTCATCCAGTTC